GGAACTGATGTAGTGGTTGATGTAGTAGTTGAATCAAGTCATGACTCAATGATTAAAGACAGAGAAGATTACATGGCTAAAAGAAAAGCATTACAAGATATTCAAATGAGACCAATGGATGATAAATTAAAAGCAGAAGTTATGCGTAGAAAAGCAGAACTAGAAGATGCGGCTAAAAAAATGGGTCTTAAAGAAAGTATTACTGAAGGTGGTAATGCTTGGGATTTAGCTGACACAGAAGCTAAAGAAACAATTGAAAACTCAGGCAGTGAACAAGAAGCAATACAAGGATTAACAGATATGCTTTACCCAAGTCCAAAAGACGCTGACGAAAATTGGGCTAATGACATAATCAATGATTATATTGAAAGTGTTAAAAAGCATGGTCTTGACAAAGTACAAGCTGGTATTGAAAGAGATAGTTTTGAACCTGATATGCCAGAATCAAAAGGAACTGATCACGATAAAGATGGTGATATAGATTCAGATGATTATATGGCTTCTAGAGATAAAGCCATTAAAAAAGCAATGGGCAAAGAAGAAGCTGTTGAAGAAGATAACGAATTTATCGCTAGATTAAAAGAGTTATCAGGCATATAAAAAAATCCAAAAAAAACACTTGACTTTTATCTAAATACTAAATATACTAGTGTTTAATGTTAAAAATATTAAACATTAACAGGCAACAACATAGGCTAATAAAGGCACATATAGGCACAAGGAGGCTCAAATTATGGCAACACTAGCAGAAATCCGTGCGAAACTGGCGGAACAAGAAAACAAATCCTCGTCAAGAGGTTCAGTATCGGATAACGCAATTTATCCGTTCTGGAATATTCCGGAAGGAACAACTTCAACAATTAGATTTTTACCAGATGCAGATAAAAGTAATACTTTTTTCTGGGTAGAAAGAGCAATGATCAAATTACCTTTTCCAGGTGTTAAAGGTCAAGCTGATACTAAACCAACTATTGTACAAGTACCGTGTATGGAAATGTGGAATGAACCATGTCAAGTACTAGCGGAAGTAAGAACTTGGTTTAAAGATAAATCATTAGAAGATATGGGAAGAAAATATTGGAAGAAACGTTCTTATATTTTTAATGGTTTTGTAGTTAATTCAACATTAGATGAAGATACTGTTCCTGAAAATCCAATTAGAAGATTTGTAATTAATCCTTCTATCTTTAATATTATCAGATCAGCATTGATGAATCCAGATATGGAAGATCTACCAACTGATTTAGAATCAGGAAGAGATTTCAAATTAACGAAAACTCAAAAAGGTGGATATGCTGACTATTCAACATCAACTTGGAGTTTCAAAGCAAGATCAATTAGTGAATCAGAAAGAGGAGCAATTGATCAATATGGTTTACATAATTTAAGTGACTATATGCCTAAGAAACCATCTCAAGAAGAACAAAAAATTATTCAAGAGATGTTTAAAGCATCAGTTGATGGAGAACTATATGATCCAGATAGGTTTGGTCAATACTATAAACCAGCTGGATTACAGACTTCGGGTTCTACAAACAGTGCACCAGCAACAGCATCAGCGACTGCAACTGCACCAGTAACTGAAACTGCGACAGCTACACCAGTAGCACAGGCGCCAGTAACAGCTACACCGGTAGTAGAAGCTCAAGCACCAGTAGTAGAAAATACTCCTGAACCTGCAAAAGTAGAAGTAGCCGAGACAGTAACGGCAACTGCTACTGAATCAACTTCAGCTACAGGAAGCAAAGTATCCGCTGACGATATTTTGTCAATGATCAGAAGTAGACAAGCAAACAAATAGTAAGTTAATGTATGATGGTGCATATTATTTGCACCATCATCTTACTCAAGGAGAATTAAAATGGTACGACCGTTCGATGTAAGTAAATTTAGAAATAGCTTAACAAAAAGCATACAAGGTATTTCTGTAGGATTTGATTCTGATCCAGATACATGGATTTCTACAGGAAATTATACTTTAAATCATCTTATCAGTGGAGACTTTGAAAGAGGAATTCCGTTAGGTAGGGTAACTATGTTAGCAGGTGAATCAGGCTCAGGTAAAAGTTTGATAGCATCTGGTAATATTATTAGAAATGCACAAAAACAAGGAATCTTTTGTGTAGCACTTGACTCAGAAAATGCATTGCATGAAACTTGGTTACAAGATTTAGGAGTAGATACTTCTGATGACAAGTTACTAAGAATTAATGTAGCAATGGTTGATGATGTTGCAAAAATTATTAGTGATTTTATTACTAATTACAAAAAAGATTATCAAGATAAACCACAAGAAGAAAGACCAAAAGTACTTTTTATAATTGATTCTTTAGGTATGTTGTTAACACCAACAGACAGAGATCAATTTGAAAAAGGTGATATGAAAGGTGATTTAGGTAGAAAAGCAAAATCACTTACAGCATTAATTAGAAATACTGTTAATTTAATTGGTAGTTTGAATATTGGTTTATTAGCAACCAATCACACTTATGCATCACAAGATATGTTTGATCCAGATGATAAAGTATCAGGCGGACAGGGTTTTGTATATGCAAGTAGTATTGTTATTGCAATGAAAAAACTAAAATTAAAAGAAGATGAAGATGGTAATAAAATATCTGATGTTCGTGGTATTAGAGCAAGTTGTAAAGTCATGAAAACCAGATTTAATAAACCATTTGAAGCTGTTCAAGTTAAAATTCCATACGAATCAGGAATGGATCCATATAGTGGTCTTGTTGATTTGTTTGAGAAAAAAGGCATATTAGTCAAACAAGGAAACAGACTAAAGTATGTTGACAGAATGGGCAAAGAACATTTGCATTATCGTAAACAATGGACTGGAGAAAATCTAGATTTGATTATGGCTGAATTTCAAGAACCTTCTGAAAAACAAACTATAAATAAAACCGAAGGAGCAACAAGCAATGACGATGCAAATGGAGGCGGAGATGCTACTTGAAGCTTGGCAAAAGTTGATAGAGTTTATTCCAGCAAAAGATAAACCAGATGCGGCAAGATCATATGTGTCACTAATTGACGAATATAGTATTGATGATCAACAAATTCAAGAGATCAAAGATGCTGACGGTCTTTTAGAAGCGGCACTAAATGAATATTATCATGACGAAAATGAAGATGTCGATGATGATGAATCAGAGGAGTGGTAGATGCCACAAGGCTGGTACGGGCAAGTAACATCTGATCTTGGTAAGATTGCTGAATGTATTACTTTCTACGAAGGTGAATTAGATCAAGCTAGAGTAGAATGTGGGTTAACCGGAAACATTGAAAAGAATGCTTCTAAGGTACCCGGCATAGTTGAGCATAGATTCAACCAATTACAAGAAATTGAAGCTATTCTAGAATTTCTAAATATACAATTACGCAAAATTAGAAGTATCCATTATAAAAAGTTCTTAGAAACCTATCAAAGAGCTTTGACATCCAACGATGTGAAAAATTATATTGATGCAGAAGATGAAGTAGTCAGTATGACCAACATTGTAAATGAGTTTGCATTACTAAGAAATAAGTTTCTTGGACTAATGAAAGCCATTGATGCCAAGCAATTCCAGATCAATAACATAGTCAAATTACGTGTAGCAGGTCTTGATGATGCAGAACTATTTGCAAAAAAATAGTTTCTGTGTTACAATAATGTTATGAATAAAAGAAATGTGATAATAATCGCTGGGCTACTAGTAATAGTTGTATTTTCTGTATTTGTATATTTAGAAACACATATAGAAAACAACTGCACTGATGATGGTTGTCCTAGTTTTTTCTTAGGAACTAAAATTTTAACGGAAATAAAAGAATAGAATGCAAAAAGCAATATTACAAATAAGAGATGAAGTAAACGTAAAGTTTGAAGGCTTAGACGTCAGCACACGAAGAAAAATATCTGACAAACTAAAGTATTTCGTACCTTATGCTTATCATCTACCAGCATATAAACTTGGAAGGTGGGATGGATTCATTAGATTTTGTGACATTGGCGGAAGAACATATTTAAATTTAATTGATAAAATACTACCTTTGATTGAACAGCAAGGTTATGAAATAGATATTCAAGATAATCGTAAAGAATACAATTTTGTATTTGATAAAATTGATAAAAATTATCTCAGCGATATTGTATGGCCTAAAAGTCATACACATGAAGGACAAAAAATAGAATTAAGAGATTACCAAGTACAAGTCATAAATGATTTTATAAACAATCCACAGTGTTTGCAAGAGATTGCCACTGGAGCAGGTAAAACAATCATTACTGCCAGTTTAAGTAAGCTGTGCGAACAATATGGAAGAACAATTATTGTTGTGCCAAACAAATCATTAGTAACACAAACGGAACAAGATTACATCAATGTTGGTTTAGATGTTGGTGTATATTATGGTGAAAGAAAAGAATTAGGTCGTCAGCATACTATTTGCACTTGGCAAAGTTTAAACAACTTAAACAAAAAAACTAAAAAAGATGAAGCTGACTTTCCTATAGAAGAGTTTTTAAAAGATGTAGTATGTGTTATGGTAGACGAAGTACACATGGCTAAAGCAGATGTACTAAAACAGTTATTAACTGGACCATTTGCAGGTGTGCCAATTAGATGGGGACTGACTGGAACAATACCAAAAGAAGAATATGAACAAGCAAGTCTTATAGCAAGTTTAGGTGCAGTTATAAGCAAATTAAGTGCCAGTGAACTGCAAGAAAAAGGTGTGTTAGCAAATTGTCATGTTAATGTTATAC